CTATTAAATTGTAACAAACATTCAATGAAATCCGCACTAGAATTTGTGCAATAAGACGAAAAAATAAATTTAAGAAATCAAATATGACGAAAGTAAAATTACCTTTGTCTATAATATAATACATATTCAAAAGTTTGTCAAGTGTTTTTTGTAAAATTTTTATTATTTTTAATCTTATAAATATTTAAAAAACTACTTGACAAAGTAGTAAAAGAGAGCTATAATAAAGTCATAAATAAGGAAATATAAAGGAGGATTTAAAAAATGAAAAGAAAAGTTTACGGTGTAGCAAGTAAGTATGAATTCGGAAGCTGGAACCACGATGTATATGTATTCGATACGAAAGAGGAAGCTGAAGAATGGTTATATTCCAAAGAATATGATTTCCGTGAACGTGAAATCATGACAAAAACAGCCGCAATCAAATTAGCAGGGAGAAAAGCTGTTTCTAACGCTATACCATATTATGATTATTATAAAACCACTTGACAAATTAACTAAAAAAAGAGCTATAATAAAGATGTAAACAATAGATATAATAAGGAGTGAAAAAAGTGACATATTCAAAATATGTAACCGAGAACTATCAACTATGTTCTCCGAATTCGGAATTTCGCAACCATGTAATCGATACAGTGACTATTCATTGTTACGTTGGCCAAGTTTCAGCGGATTCCATGGTTAACTGGCTCTGTAGTCCAGAATCTGCGGCATCAGCCAATTATGCAATAGCCTGTGATGGAACAATTGTTGGAATCTTACCAGAGGAGCGGCGTTCCTGGTGTAGCTCTAGTCCGGAAAACGATCACAGAGCAATCACGATTGAATGTGCGTCAGATGACTTTGAACCGTATAGAGTTAGGCCAGCAGTATACAATGCTTTGATTAAATTACTGGTAGATATCTGTGAACGTTATCCCACAATCGGAAAACTTCGATGGCGAGCTGACCCTACGATAACTTATAGAGCTGTCCAAAATATGACAGCGCACAGATGGTTTGCTCCAAAGGCGTGCCCTGGTGACTATTTATACAGCCGTTTTGGGAACATTGCTAGTGAGGTTAATAAAATCATTGATTCTAAGCGAAAACGTCCTTATAAAGATGGTAATAGGCTTAAAACGCTAAAGAGAATGACTATATATAAGGACTATAGACTTCGTAATCCGATTTCTATTGAAGATGTGCCTTTGTCTACACGATATAAGTATAATATAACAAAGGACGGCTACGTACAAATTAAAGCCGGTATCAAAGTAAAAGTAATGGAACAGGTAGTAGTAAGGCCAGGTTGTACGTATGTTAAAATCGCAAGAGGGTGGATATTGGCTGAATATAATGGAGTAAAAGGTTTGGGTTAAAAAACCTATAAGGAGGTGATAAAATGAAGGTGAAGAGATTAGGAACGGAACTCGATGTTTTTTACAAGGACGGAACTAAGGCATTGCACTGGTTTCCAGAGGAAATTACACGTCCGAAGTATCTTGACTGGCTGTCAAAGCATGACCCTCAGGAGTACGAAAAAATAAAGAAAGCTAGAGTGTCAGCTTACCGCTATTTTGAGTATGATATTCCACCGGAAGTGATGATGGAACATAAAGTAGCTGATCTTGGCTATAGTAACTGCGGAACCTATAGAAGAAAAAAGGAGAATGAAAAATGAAAAAAATCAATGTGAGATCGAAAGTAAAATATGCTGGAATCGAAGATGGAAAGGTGACATTAACATTGTCTTTAACGCCAGAACAGGAATCTGCCCTAGATCGTGTATACGAAGAAGTAGATACAGAGGGATGCGTATCAACCCCAACGAAAGTTGATAGAGACGGTAAGCTGTATTTCAAGGCAGTGACCCGTTATGCAGTTAAAGTCTATGAAAATGGAAAAGAATCTGATTCTATCTCAGTTGGGGATATTGGAGAAGGTTCCGAGGTGGTGGCAAACGTGTCAATTGGTATTAGCAAATACAGGGGAAGAGCTTTCCTGGTTGCCTATTTAAGTGCAATTAATATCACTGATATGGTTTGGAAAAAACCATTCAATCCGTTTGAAAATTCAGACGAAATTTAAAAAAGAAATAAAAACACCCTTGACAGGGGTGTTTTTTTTATTGTATAATATAGAATAAAGGAGGTTTTTTATTATGAGCGAATTAAAAAGAAGTTACCAGAAAGAGTATAAAAGAGTGAAAAGCCTTGTCAGGTCTTTTGAAAAACGCGGGTATGTCGTTCCAGAGACCATAAAGTCAATTAAACCAATGTCAGAGACAAGGGTATCAACACGGGCGCTAACCCGGTTAAAAAATATTACACCCGAATCATTATATCGCAGATCACGCTACATTACACCAGAAGGAAAAGAAACGTCCGGTGTGCGTGGTAGAGACCTGGAAAGAGAAGCGTCAGCACGGAAAGCCGTTGAAACAAGAAAGAAATCAAAAAATAAAGATCTATGGATAGACATCGTATGGAAAAATGTAGTCCAGCCGATGATAGACCGGTTGAAATCCGGTGTTCCGGAAACGTATCATAGCAAGCGCGGGTTAGTTCCAAAGGCCGATGAAGTACTTAAGCTACAGAGAAAAGCGGCTGGTGAACTTTTATCATGGTTGCAAAATCCGGATAACCGTATAAAAATAGCAACAGCCGTTTTCTATGCGTATAAAAAAGGTGCTGATTTAGCCGATGCCCTGAATACATTTTTGGAAAGCGGGTATATGAATGAAGTGCTGGGGTCACTGGAATTTTTGGCAAAAAATATTGGATACACTGGCGACATTTTTATTATCTCATTTTCGGACGGTGTAAATTATGAAGAAGAGATGTTTGGATGAATCAGGCATATTTGCATGTGACTTTGAGACTACGGTGTTCGTAGGGCAGGAAAGAACGGATGTTTGGGCGGCGGCTTGCGTTGCGCTTCATTCTGAAGAGGTTCGCATATTCGGAAATATTACGGATTTCTTTCGGTTTTTTGTGAATATGCGTAAATCAGTTCGCTTATATTTTCACAATTTGAAATTTGACGGAAATTTTATATTAGATGCCCTCATGTATAAATGGGGGTATCGACCAGCATATCTGCGATTACCAAATGGAGAAGTCAAGGAAATATCAGATAAGGATATGTTGCCGAAGACCTATAAATATAGCATCTCAACAATGGGTCAATGGTACAAAATAATCATCCGTACAAACAAATATAAAACCATCGAGATATACGATTCATTAAAACTTCTTCCGTTTTCTCTTAATGTACTTGGGAAAAATTTTGGGACAAAGCATCAAAAGCTGGAAATGGAATACAAGGGTTTTCGGTTTCCAGATTGTCCACGCACTCCAGAAGAAGATCAATACATCAGTAATGACGTGCTTGTGCTAAAAGAAGCGCTTGAGATTATGTTTTCGCATGGCCATAACTCCCTTACGATTGGGTCAGAGTGTTTAAAAACTTACAAGGCCATGATAGACGATGGGCTTGGGAAATGGGACTCGTATTTTCCGAATCTCTATGATATGCCAGGGACAGAGGACTTATCCGCGGGAGAATGGATTCGGAAATCCTATAAAGGTGGATGGTGTTATTTACGAAAAGGCTGTAGCGGGGTTACCGTATACAACGGTACTACTGCTGATGTTAACAGCCTGTATCCGTCCATGATGCACAGCATGAGCGGAAATTACTATCCAGTTGGAATCCCTCATTTTTGGAACGGTGACTATATCCCAGAGGATGCTTTGATTGATAACCGGTATTATTTTCTACATGTGCGAACTGGTTTTGAACTCAAGAAGGGGAAGTTACCATGTATCCAAATCAAAAATAGTGCTATGTATAAGTCCACGGAATGGCTGGAAAGCTCGTTGATTGACGGCAAATACCGGGAATTACCAGGGCCTGATGGTATTATTACTAGCACAGTTGACCTATATGTAACGATGACAGATTGGCAGTTAATAAAAGAACATTATGAACTCTGGGATACAGAAATTATGAATGGCTGCTGGTTTAGAACCCAGATAGGGATTTTTGACTCTTATATTGATTATTTCGCAAAAATTAAAAAAGAAGCAAAAGACAAATGCACAAGAACGATTGCTAAATTATTTTTAAACAATTTGTACGGGAAAATGGCAATGTCTACGGACTCCTCCTTTAAGTTTGCTGAGCCTATGAATGACAGTTTTGTTTTCCACGACATCCATGCGAATGAGAAGCGCCCTGGTTATATTCCATGCGGGTCAGCGATTACATCTTATGCCAGATGCTTTACAATCCGGGCGGCGCAGGCAAATTACCATGGAAACAATCGACCTGGCTTCCGATATGCGGACACGGATTCCATCCACTGCGATTTGCCACCGGAAAAAATAAAAGGAATAAGGGTGCATGATAAGGACTTTTGCTGTTGGAAACTAGAGTCTTGCTGGGACAGCTCTGTATTTGTACGGCAAAAAACATACATCGAACACGTCACGCACAATGATCTGGAACCAGTTGTGCCTTATTATGACATCAAGGCTTGTGGTATGCCTACCAGATCAAAGGAGTTATTGTTATCCTCTATGCTTGGGACGGCAAAAATGGCGGATTGTAAAAATGTGGAAGAATTACAGTTTCTGTTTTCGGACGGAAAGCGCATTATACGTACTTATGACGATTTCAGGCCAGGACTTAAAGTGCCAGGGAAGCTACGGCCTGTGAGAATACCAGGTGGCGTTGTTTTACAGGATACTTTTTTCACTATGCGTAATAATTAAAAAAACCACTTGACAATGTAGTAAAAATTAGCTATAATAAAGCCAGAAACAAGGAAATATAAAAATAGAAAAGGAGAATGAATATGAAAGATAGAATTTTTATGAATGATAAAGTAGTTCGGTGCGTGGACACTGATTCTATGTATGTAGAGCACCCCATACACAACGATTTGAATCTAGTTCCATTTATTACAGGCGGAAACCATATAATACAGCCTTATGACGATTTTATATGTGGGGTTAAGGATGATCGTAAGATAATTGCTGCAAAATTAATGCTGAACAGTTTATACAGGAAGGTGTGAGCTATGAAAGAATCCATAAAACTTATATTGTGTTTTTTATTTGGTGCGCTTTTTGTAACCATCGTGATGTTTGCTTGGGTCGGATTTGAAACAATTTGCATGTAAAGGAGGAATTAAAATGAAATTTGGTGAATTAATAGGAGTTACGATTGAAGAAAGGGCACTCACGTTAATTGTGAAAAAAGTTATTGCTGAGCGCAGGGATTGGGGAGGGTTGATCTAGACTACCATAGGAACACCTAGTTTCTATTTCCAGAAGGCATCCGATGAGTTGATGAATAGTGACGTGAAAAGCATCCATTTATGCTCAGAAAATGAAATGGAGGTATATGTGATATGAAAAACCAAATAAGCGAAGATATAAAACGGGCTATCTGTAAACGTAATCATTATGAAGTTGCAAAGAAACTTCTGGATGACTACTATTATGACCAGTGTGGGCATATAGATGCATATTCCAGAGACAGGGATTTAAAGAGACTCTTTCCAATTAAAATGGTGTATCCATTACACGATCATTTGTGCTATGTGCTAGGATTGGAAGGCGTTAAATATGTAATTATTGGAAAGTGTAATCATCATTTCTTGCATGCCAGGTATCATGATTTAAATGAAGTTTTTGAGGAACTTGGTGTAAAAATTGACATAAAGAAATAGGGCGACATTTCGTCACCCTACTTTTTAACTCATCTTCCGGGCCGCATATAACTGTTTTACGTTACACCCGGCACTGTCAAATATAATGGTGTCTCCGCTAGTAATACTGATGCGGTTTTCTACTACATAATACCCCTGATATTGCAATCTTGCGTTACTGGATAGGGTAGCAACGGAAGTTAACGTTCTTTTTCCACTGACGCTCTGCTTAATATAACCGTGCATTACACCGTTTGACACGACGATATAACTTTCCGTGATTTCTGTACCAGGGAATAATTTAGCTGCGTCAACTTCAAAAGACTTCTCGTACCAGCCATCAATATTCAGAACGTTTCCGTCATCTTCTATCGTGCAATTTTCTTTGTAGCAGCTTGCATCTACGATGCGGTACAAGGAGTTTTCCGCCTTGATGAACCTGTGTACAGGGTTTGTCTCATCTTCGGAGTGAAAACCGCCAACGGTACAGCTCTGGCAATTCGACATTTCAAACGCTCCTGCTTTTGTGGCTGCCGTGTTATAATTATCACCACTCATGCTTATCAAAAAATTGGACGACAGGCACTCATTTGCAACAAAGCAAGCCGCACTCATATGTTCTGCGCCGCATCCAATCACCTGAATTCCCTTGCATTTTGAAAACAGGTAGCCGTTAACAGCACCGGAATAACTGTCGGCCGCGCAGGAAAGGAACGTGGAATAAAATAGGTTGTTAATGTAATAACCCAGATAAGCGCTATTTACAGCCCAGCAATTGTCAAATGTTAAACTGGTTCCATTAAGCCTTGACCCGTCATGGTAAAAGCCATAGGCTCCGCCATGGGTACTTACGTCATAAAACGTAGACTTAAACAAGTTGTCCATATAGATACAACAACTGCCCGTGCTTACATTAGACGTGTATACGTACACGTGTTCTAAATTAACATATCGCATTGACTTGTTCACAGTCGTAGGACCGGGTTCTATGTGAATAACGTGCGCGCCAGTGGTCGGGTTCGTTCCGCAAATTGCCATGTTCTGAATCAAAACACCAGGCACACTTATTTGTATGGACGGGGATGCGGTACTGATGATGCTGTGTTCCTGAAATTGTTCCGCAGTGTACTTATCCGTTGACATATCAAACACCCAGCCTGTATAATTGCCCTTCAGGCAGATTGGCTTGTCCAGGAAAATGGTTTCAGTCAGATGCATCGTTCTGCGCGGAAACATCACAGTCCCATGCAACGGGCAGTCCTTAATCGCTTCTTTTACCGCGTCAGTATCGGACATTCCTAAGTATGTTACATAATGCTGGACATACGTATAGTCTGGGATTTCACCTTTCACAAATTTTTCTAAAAGATTCTGGAAATCCTCAGACTCCAAATAATCCGTCAAAATCACGTTAAAATTCTGAACAATCTGATCGTACTGTAGCACCAGCTCATTCACTTTGCCAAGTACCTTGCACAGCACCTCATAATAACTCAGACTGTCATCATATGCAAGCGGTAACACTTTTTGGCAATAAAAACGTAGTTGTTCTCTTGTCACCATGTTTTTCTCCCTCCTCACCAAAGTCTTAGAAACAAATCTCCAAGCTCCTCAATTACCATCATGTCCACGTTCAGAATCTGCTCCCGGTACTCTTTTATCGCCGCGGCATAACTCTGCCCGCTGCGTTTCCCCCAGACATGGATGTCTCCCGTTCCGGTTCCGGTATTATCCCGGTTTTCGCTTCTGCTCCCGGTTTCAGTTCCCGTTTCTTCCCGCGTTCCCTCTTCTTTTACGGTTCCGGTGTTTGCTCTTGTACCGGTTTCCGTTGTTGTACCTGAACTGGATCCATTGTCTGAGGTCGTTCCACTTGTTTCTGTTTTCCCCTCTGAGGTTCCGTTTCCGTCCTGCGTACTGGAGTCCGTTGTTTTTTCCGCGCTGGTCAAATACTGCTCCGACTCAAAATCGCTCAAGTCGTTTTGCGGAGTGTCACTGCGAATCGTTTTGCTTGTTTTTGAGCCAGTTGTTTTATCGGTCGTTTTTCCGGTAGTTGAAACGGTAGTTGAAACGGTAGATGAATCGGTGGTTGAACCGGTAGTCTCACTGGAGTTGGACGTTGCTTCACTTAGGTCATCTGTGCGGGTGTCCTTGCTTTTTCCGGTGGTGGAACTTTCCCTGGACGTTGTCCCCCTTGTGGTTTCTGAGAATGTGTCGTTGTTTTCGTGATGTTCAAAATAATCAACATCCTCAAGCGGGGAATACTTAAAATCAAGCGTTTTGTACATCTCGTTGTAAAACGGCATGATCTCCTTCATTTTCCGATTTAAATGGAGCTTCCAAAGACCAACGGTTTCAAACCCAATTTCCCTGGTGTAGTAGTGTGCAAGGATTTTCTGACAGAGTTCTGACCGTTTTTCTTCTTTGTAAAACGGAATGCCGGGAGAAAAGATTTTGTCCCAGCTCTTTTCCAGAACACTTTCTACGTCTGAGAATCCAACGGATTCCGAAAGTCCCGCAGCCGCTTCACAGATAAAGCGGACTTCTGTGGTGTATTTACTCATCCAGTTCACCCCCGTCCGAAGTTTCTGTTTCCGCATCAAACCGGAACTTGACTGACGACTCCCATCCAAACAATTTATTTGCCCGCTCCAGCATCTGCTTTCTTGCTTCCAGCCGGCTATAACGGCCAGCAAGCGTTCCGCCAAGAGAACGGTTAACCTCATCGGTGACCATGCGTTCCTTTTTGGTGATGGAAACATTGCTGATGCCAAGATAGGTCATGGCTTCGTTCCAGATATTTGTTTTTAGCTCAAAAATCCGGTCTGCGATGTACGGGGCATCCGTGGAAAGCACGGAAAAGTCATGCATATCCAGGTCTTTATCCCCAAAAATGAACGGCTGATTTCCGTCATATTCCTTGTACAGATTTAACATGGTTAAACGTTGGGATTCCGATGCGCGCACCAACACGGGTGTCTTTTGCGCATTGGAATTAACGTCAATGATGCGATCTAGATTATAGAGACGCATTGCAAACATTTTCAACAGCGGCTTGATATCACGACGGGTCAAGTTGTTAAATCCGATAACAGATGTATCCAATGACAAGTCTCTTTGGTACCCGTTATACCGGGAGTAAGCGCGGAACTTAACTGGGTTCCCGTAAACATCAAAGTTGCCAGCTTGCGTACAGGACAGTGATAGATAAGAGTCAACACCCTCATCATAGAAAAGTGCAATCTGTCCGTTCTCATACAATTCCAGTTCCATGTACCGCGGGTCTACCGTATCCGGTAGGCCTTCGTAGGAAAAAGAAGTAATCGCAAGTTCAGAAAGGCGCTGGTAGTAGTCCTGCCAGGTACACATGTTTAAAAACAGCGACTGGCCGAACAAGGTTTTCTTTTTTGACATAGTTAGCTACCTCCAACTGTATTGTCAAGTTCGTAATGTCCGACTTGGTCACCAGACTTCCACCAGGTCATTCCAGACAAATAAGCATTCCGGATTTCATCTTGGTGCGGCTCTGGGATTCCTAAGTTGCCACCTGTTGTTGGCAAGAGATTCACTTCACTGCATTTCAGATACGTATACACTTTTCGTGCATTTCGAACCGGTTCCATAAAACGGTTGACGGCATAGCCAAAGCGGTCAAAATATGCATCAATTCTCTGAGCAAACTGTGCCCGAATCGTTTTAAAATAAAATGCAAACCCAACATTGCCAATCGCTGTGTTCAGACTGTCGGTCTGCGCTGACCCATACACCGGGTCAGGGTGGCTGTCTATATCGTACTGCTGTGCCATTTGACCAGCGATGGAAGTTCCTGCTCCAACCGCCGCCCCGATTGCCGCGCCTGGTAAACCTCCAGCAATACCGCCATGGATACCACCTGATACACCGCTTACTATATTTTTCAGAATAGCGGCTTTGTTCTGCGCCAGATACGCTTTGTACGTATCACCTTCCCAGGCATTGACCGGAAAACTTGTTAATGTAAGTCCACGGTCATAATCTTTCTCAATACCTGCATGGTTGACAGGATAACAGATCATGGATGGCGACGAAAGGAAAGTTCCCTGGACTTCAAACTGCGCACCTGCTAACCCCCATTCTTCCCAGCGATACTTAATCACTTGTCCAGACTTATTTGTGGCAACTAATTGCGTGTACGGGTACTGATACAATTTTTTGTTATGCGGCTTATACCCGTCAAAATTGTCTGGCATATTCATGACTGGCAAAAGCAAATCAAGAGTATCCGGTTCCGCACTGGAACCCAACACGGTAGGGTATTCATACATGGCAACAATTGCGTTTTCTTTTCCAGCTCCAACATAGGACTCTAGTAGCTCGTTTAACTGCGTTGCATCGGTCGTTACTGGCTGAGTCATAATATGGAGTGGGCTATAGATTTTGTTGTAAAATTTGCCCTGTGGTTTCCCCCCGGTAGACGTTTCTCCCGTCATAATGCAAACAGACATATTGCTATAATCTGTAATGTATCTGTCTATTGTCACATAGTCACCTGTCTCCAGATTTTCTGGGACTAAATTTTCAAATAAACCATCCGTAAGAGAATGCATACGCTCTACCCAGCAATAGCCTAAGCGGTAGTTAAAATGGTAAGTCTGTAATGAGTCTATATGGAAATACATCCAGGTACACCCATCGTTAATGTATTCAACGCGAGTGACAAATGCATAAAACCACTTACTGGAATAGGACGTATTTTGCCACATCAGATAGTTGATGTTATAGCAATTGGAAACCGGACGGTTTACACGTATCCGTTGTTCCTGACGCTGGAATGTACAATCCAGCATGGAAAACTTGGCTTTGCCTAAAAAATATTCTGCCTGTGCTTCCTGCGTTAAAAAATAGATACTATTTTTATAAGAGGGGTCCAGTGGGACCCCTTCCAGGAAGTAGATTTTTGTTTGCTTTGTCATAGCTCATAAATTCCAGCATCAAATAAAGACACGGCAGATGTTTCCTTCGGTCTCAAAATATAAACACCAGTTCCGTCTGGCCCAGAATAAGTCGGAAATGAGATAACGTATGAAATGTGAGTATCAGAAACACTCATCTTGGCCCCACCTGATAGAGAAATTGATCTCTCCATGTTTGAAGAAAGGTTAATTGCGTTAACATGTATTATACTTCCATCAACTGTAACATTGCCGTCTATTGACCTAAGCAAAACAATATATGTTTTATTTTCGCTAAAAACAAACGGAATATCAAGTTTAACAAATGTTCCAACCTTCTCCTCATCACTCCAGGTATGCTTTATATCTTTGAATAAACGAAATATTGGCTTGTTCTTAATATTACCAAGATTAACAACACCCAAAATGCATTCACCTCCATTTTTAATACTTTACTATGATATCCCCGTTCACAAGTTTTACATCTTCTACTGGCACTACATATCTTGTTTCTTCTTCTACCGCTACCAGATTTCCGTCAGAATCTACATAAAACTGTGATACCACTTTTTTCGAATGTTCATTAATGTGAACACTCAACTCCAAATCAGAACTCAGGGCTGGACTGGAGATATCCAGCCCCCATATCAGTTTTTTCTTTCAAATGTGATCCTATCACCGACATTCACCTCGGTTGTTAAGTTTGTGACGGCGTCGTATTCAACACCATTTAAGATCAACCGCGGCTTGGTCGTAGTGGCAGAAGTCGGGAAAATAAACACACCGTATTTCTGTACAGCAATCATATTTTCGACGGCATCCTGCGTCTGCACAAAATTCCACTGCCCCGTTAAAGTAGGTGTATCCTCCTGCGGAGACAGAGTTAAGATCGTCCCACCCTCATTGATGATTTTATCGGTTACTTCTACCGTGAGTGTCTTAGGGGTGTTCAGGGAAACGTTATCGGCTTCTACAAATACAACTGCATTTGAGAACGGGCTGTAGGATACCGTTTTCCAGACATTCAGGAAATAGTTCCAATACATTCCAGACGCAACGTACTTTTCTGTAAACCGCAAGTTGTTGTCGTAGACCTGGAAGAATTCTTTATCTACCAGCACTGCTTTTACTTTTGCTGTAATTGCAAGTTCTTCTGCCGTTACAGGTTCAAACCCGTCGGAACTTGCAACGATTTCGGAAAATGCATCGTTATCAAACGTTGACCAGTCATCAATAATTTTCAGACGACCCATAAAATCCGCCTTGTCCATGTGGAAAGCAGACGCCAGGACTTCTACGTCGTACTTGGCGTTGTACATGGCGTCCATAAAAATATACTGGTCTTCCTTTGGTGTATTTGTATGCACTCCTGATGCATTGTATTTCGGAGAAAGAATCGTAATCATGTTTGATACGCCACGGAATTTTTCTGCGTTGTCATGCATATCGGTGGGAGATACCGCCTGCGGAAACATTTTTCCGTGCGCAATCGATTTAATGAGGAGGTATTTAAACAGTAGATATTCTACGTACTCGTTGGAACGATACACGGAATCAACCAATTTTGCAATAAAATTGCTGACACCTTCTGCGGACAGAAAAGCCTGCCTTAAATCCTCATCCTGTACAGTTAAAGGGAACTGATAACGCATATTCATTACGTGGAACGCACTGCGTACATCGGAAATAGAACGCTTAAATTCCCGGGACTCCGCTTTCTCAACGGAAAATTCTCTGGCCTTGCAAATGTTTACAAAAACTTCTTCCACCGTTTCGCCGTATTCCAAATATCCTTTTTTAAGGTCGGCATATGGGTTGTTAAAAGTGGACGACTTGATTAACACCAATGCAATGCGGTTAATCAATGCATTTAGGAACTGATTCTGTAAAACAGGATTTCCATACAATACTTCTCCCACTTTGGGAATATCCGTTGTTTTTGTAACCTCAGGCACCATGCTCTGATATTCATAAGTTGCATTCTGCCGGATGACGTTCAAAATATCAATCGTACTGGCGTTAAGCCCGTTCACACCTACTCTAATTGGCATATTTAACCCTCCTTAAACAATGATTCATAAGTCTTTTTTTCTACCTCGTCATCTTTATCATCTTCCTTGCTCGTGGTTTCCTCCACAACGGAGAAAAAACGGTCATGGTATCTTTTTCTCCATTCCGCGTCATTTTCTTCGTATTTTTTCTTATAATCTCCTGCCTGCAAAACCTGAGAAGATAAATCCTCAAACGTATCAGACAAATCCTCTAAAAGAGAAATTGACTCATCTGATTCAGCATTTTCTGATGCTGTCATATCGCGTATTCGCTCTAATAGAGATTCTTTGCTAACCACTGACAAAATCACTCACCTCACTTATTGTAATACCGAATCATCATCCAGATTGGAAGCCCTTTTCGTTTATTTGGCTCCGGGCCTGGGCCAGGTCCTGGCGGAACATACCCGTTCAAAAACCAATATGCACACATCACGTTTGCATACTGTTCGTTGCTTAAATAGCCCAAATAAAAATTACCAGAAGTCCAAGTCCAGTTCGATGACGGTTCTGTTTTATGTGCATCAATGTAACGATAAAATTCCCTAGCCGCTTCCTGTCGCTCTGCAAGTGCATTTCCAGGCACTCCCTCCCAGCAAGCGAGAAATTCGGCAGTTAATGTGTCAATATCGGTAGAGGTAGAGGAAAGAAAATCAGAAAGCGCTGCGTATCCAAGAATTGAATTGGAAGCTGTCCAGTAGTTCTCATTGATCAAAAACGCCAACTGACCGTTTCCATCCCCGTCCGAATAGCCATTTGATGTTACCCACTCATGTAAATTGTAGCATCTGCCGTGCGGCGTTCCAACGTTAGTCCACTGCCCTAATCCGTAACCTCCAATACCATCGTAATTATATTCATGGTCCCAAGTAGTTGGAGTAAGACTTTCCCATATTCCAGGGTTCACACCAGACTCACGCTTAAAACACCCGCACATAGCGGCAATCACGTATGCGGATACCGTTGTACCAACTCCACCTGGGTAACGGAACAACCGTGTGTAATAACCAGGTGTTGTCTGGAAGGTATTAATGGACACCTGTTCTGCCAATGGCACGGAATCATTATGCGCGCCCATCGTATAACCAGTCATAAGTGTTCCAGCATCGGAACGATATACCATTTCTGTATGCTGGACACTGGGCGACTCCACCCAGACAATGTCTCCAGGCATCCATTGCCCGGAGATATCCTGCTCAACAAAGCCAAGAGACGAAAGAACAGGAAGCATCGTTGACGTGGTAAAAGCAGTGGCAGAACCGGCAGATGCTAAATCAAATCCTCCGGCCTGCAATGCATACCAAATAAAAGAAGAACAGTCATAACAAGTAGCACCAGTTGATGGGTCAACTTGTTGATTTCGGTAGGTCTCAGAATAACCTACATTTTCAGCGTTACATTGTGTAACCGCCCACGAATAACTCTGTGTCAAGTTTGGCATACTGTCAACCTACCTTCCTGATTCCTATCTGTTATTCTGTCTCTTTTTCGGAAATCATCACGCACAACTTCTGTACCGCTAAAGTATTGTTTTCCAATGCCTGCTTTAGCTCATTCATTTCTGATCGATGAGATTCGGTCAGCTCTTTGATCTGCTCGCTGTGCTGGACGTTCATTTTGTAAAACGCCCAACCAAGCGCACCGCAACACACAATCGGAAATCCAACTGTACTCACCGCTTGCATAACAAAATTGATGTCCATGTTTCAGTTTGTCGCAGAAAGCCGCCTTGGAGGGGCGTTCAAAAAATTTTTTATAGTATGAATACGGTTCTTTTTTTCTGCGACACACCCTCCTTTCCTCCGTTATATAGATAGTATATCATTGGACTTGTAAAAAGTCAAGAAATATAGTATAATATAATAAAAAAAGGTGGTTATTATGAATACAAAATATTATGATGGAACAAATCTGCTAAACATGAAAGATATAGATAACAAAGCTCCAGAAATATATATTGTAACGACAAATAGAACAGGTGGTAAAACAACGTATTTCAACCGTTTATGCATTAACCGGTTTCTAAAACAGGGTAAAAAATTTTGCCTGCTTTATCGATATCAGTATGAGCTGGAACAAGTGGCCGAAAAATTTTTTAAGGACATTAAAGCACTCTTCTTCAACGACTATATCATGGAAGAAAAAACGCTGGGAAAATCAGGGTTTAAAGAACTGTTTATCGGAAAAGACTGGCAACATATGGCTAATTGTGGCTATGCAATATCGCTCAATGCGTCTGACAATGTAAAAAAATATTCTCATTTTTTCAATGACACAGAACTAATTCTATTCGACGAATTTCAAACAGAGTCAAACAGGTATATCAGTGATGAGGTTGGAAAACTCCTTTCCATACACACTTCCCTTGCCAGAGGGAATGGAAAACAAGTGCGATATTTGCCAGTATTCATGTTGGCCAATCAAGTGACACTGCTTAATCCGTATTACTCCTCACTTGGCATTGCAGAACGGCTCAATTCAAAAACGCATTTTCTACGTGGAAACGGATGGGTACTAGAAACAGATTTCATAGAATCGGCTGCGAATGCACAAAAAGAAAGTGCTTTTAACAGGGCATTTTCAAGTCACAGGTATACTTCTTTCGCAACTGAAAACAATTACTTATTAGATAACTATGCGTTCATAGAAAGACCGCATGGTAGATCAAGGTATATCTGTACGTTCAAGGTAGAGGGTGCTTCCTTTTCCATTAGAGAGTTTCCAGATTCCGGAATACTATATTGCGATGACAAATTTGACCCGGATTTCCCCACTAGAATAGCAGTCACTCTTGATGACCATTCAATTAATTATGTCATGTTATCTTCAAACAATGTACTAATTTCGTTCCTGAGAGATTGCTTTCAAAAAGGAAAATTCCGCTTCAAAAACGCAAATGCAAAAAACGCTTGCATTTCTTTCCTTAGTTTTCATTAGTTGACATATCACTTGTTCAGTGGTATACTATATATGTAACTTCATTCTTGTTTGGCTTCCTTATTGATGGGCGGGACACCCGGGTGGAATATCCTGCCGCTCATCTTTCCTGGAGTGGTTCCCGGTTTGGTCGCCCGGAATGGTTAAGTTATTAAAAAGGACTATGTGCATGCATAGTCCTTTTAAAAAACACTTGACAAACTTTTGAATATGTGTTATATTATAGACAAAGGTAATTTTACTTTCGTCATATTTGATTTCTTAAATTTATTTTTTCGTCTTATTGCACAAATTCTAGTGCGGATTTCATTGAATGTTTGTTACAATTTAATAG